CTGGGAGCTAGAGCGCGTAGTTGGGCAACTTATCGTGCTGCGCAACCGTTACCGGCGCTTGTCCGCTGAGCATGACGCCATGCAGCCACTATCAGCGCGAGAAAAGCGCGTACGGCAAAACCTCCGGACTGAGGCTGACGATATCGCCGCGATCCTAGACGCTGCGGGAGTTGCCAAGTGACCCCCGAATTGCTCGCGCAGCTAGCGGCAGCGCTAGAAAAGATGCAGAACGCGCCGGAGGCAGACGACATTGGCACCATGAGTGATGACGATCTAGCCGTGCACGCGCTGCGCAACTGCTTTTCTGGCGAAGTGAAGTTCAACCGTCAGCGCGGATGGTCATTCTTTCCCGCTGGCGCGCACTTCTGGCACACAGACAGATCCGGCGACGACGTGACGTCTCAAATTCAGACCATGTTGCGGGAGCTGCGCACGCACGAAAAGGACCAGCGGCGCGCACAGTACCTCGGTAGCAGAATGCGCCGTGATGCCGTTGTGGACATGCTCAAGGGCCTGCCGGAAGTCCGCGACAGCGGCGATTGGGACAACGACCCTGACGTGTTGGCCGTGCCTAACGGTGTGGTCTGCCTACGTACCGGTGAGCTTATGGAGGGCACGCCCGGTCAGCGCATCACAAAGGCTGCAAAGGTTCCCTATGACCCGGATGCCAAGTGCCCCAGATTTGAGCAGTTCCTACGCGAGATTTTCGCCGATGATCCGGAGATGCCCGCGTATATGGGCCGACTACTTGGGTACGGTCTCACCGGCCGCACCGATGAACAGGCGTTTGCGGTATTCCACGGATCTGGGTCCAACGGAAAATCTGTGCTGCTGACCGTGCTCCGAAATATCCTCGGCGACCACGCGGTAACCGTCCCGTTCGACATGTTCACCACCAGCGGAAAAGCGCGCGGCGGACCGGATGCGGAACTACTGGTAGGCGCACGTCTTGCGCTGGCGTCCGAGACTAACCGCTCGGCCGTACTCGATAGCGCAGCGGTGAAAAACGCTACGGGCGGCGAGGAAATCACGGTAAATCCCAAGTACCGCGACCCGTACAGCTTCAAGCCCATCGCGCTGATCCTACTGGCCACCAATTACCGGCCCACCGTCAAGGAACAAGACGAGGGAACGTGGCGCAGAATCAAACTGGTGCCCTTTTCGCAGAAGTTCGAGGGTGCGCAGAAAGACCTGACGCTGCATGAGACGCTGGCGGACGAATATCCGGGCATTCTCGCGTGGCTGGTTCGTGGCAGCGTCGAATGGTACGCCAACGGCCTACAGGACCCGGAAAGCGTGCGACTCGCCGTGCAGGAATACCGGGAATCCAGCGACCCCCTAGACGGGTTCTATCCCGGTGTGCTTGAGCCCTTCCCCGGCGGGAGGGTGACCAACGCAGACGCATGGAATGCGTACACCAATTGGGCAGCGAACGAGGGTGTAGACGCATTCCGCCAGTCTTCCACGCTGAGTAAAGCACTCATAGAGCGTGGCCGGGGAGCCGTTGGGACAGCCAAGAGCGGCCCTAAGCGATATCTGACCGGCGTGCGGATAAGCGGTGCCCCCGTAGGTCCTCCGGGACCCGGGATTTTTGATACAGCGGGCTAGGTAGGTGTCCCTGCTGTCCCTCGCACTGTCCCACATATAACCGCAGGTCAGAATAGGTATTGGGACGGTAGGGACAGGTAGGACAGGTCTTTTCCAAACTCTGAAAATCCATCTCCCATGGCATAGAGAGTTTGCGGAACCCCTGTCCCGTCCCGTCCCTGCTGTCCCTCGATCGGCCCGCAGCGAACCTACTGAAACTAGTAGGACCTTCCTTAAAGAAAGGCAAGAAAGTGAGTTACGAGACTCGGCCGCATTCGCCCGATGGCATGCGCGGTCGCTTGAACGCCATCACGGAATCCGTGCTGCGCAGCGTGGAAGTGGACGGGGCGCTTCGCGCTGACGGTTCGCCGAACCCTGCCGCTGAGCTTCTGGCAAGCCTGCTAAACGCTGGCAATGGCCTACGCACCCTGGCACTTGACCGCAAGTTGGCGGCGCTTGAGATCCGGCGGGACGCATGAGCGGCGGGAGGAATGCACGTGAGATTGCGGCCGCCGAGGAGCTGCGGCTCATGAGCATTGGGAAGCCGCCCGCCAATGCCGCTGTCCGCGCACAGATTACCCGTGCACTAGGTATGTCAGCGCCCGTGGCCGGCACCACGCACGACTATAAGCGGCGACTTGCCGCCATCGAAATGGGAGAAATTGTATGAGCAAGCAGGGCCTAGTAATTGAACTTCGTGAGCGTCGGCAGGGTCACGCTCTGGCGCTGAGGGGTCTCGTTGATAGGGCAACGGCCGAAAAGCGGAGCCTAACGCAGGTTGAGTCGGCCGAGTTCGACACTGCGGAAACCGAGATTCGGGAGCTTGACGACCGTATCCATGAGCTACAGACGCAGATAGACGCCGATCGTGCGTCGGAATCTATGGAAAGGCGCTACGCGCCGAGCACCGGAGGAAACAACGTGAGTAAGCCGACCATGCCCGGCACGGTTAAGGTCACCCGCGAGCCGGAGGTATACCGGCGCGAGGATGCTTCCCGGTCGTTCTTCTTGGACATGATCAACGTCCGCAACAACCACGACAGGGACGCTCAGGAGCGCCTAGAGCGTAACAACGCTATGGCTGCTGACCGCGCTAAGGCGAATGGCGAGCGACGCGCAATCAGCACCACAAACGGCTCTGGCGGTGAGTTTGTGCCGCCGCTTTGGCTTGAGGCTGAGTACATTAAGCTGGCCCGGCCCCGCCGCGTTTTCGCTGATCTCGTTGTTAACGATCCGCTGCCCGGCGGAACTGATGTAATTAACCTGCCGAAGGTGGCCAGCGGAACAGCCACGGCAGTACAGGGAACTCAGAACACGCCGATTCAGCAGACTGATCTAGCCTCAACGTCTATTTCGTCGCCGGTCACGACTGTCGCAGGTGGCCAGACCGTTTCGCTTCAGCTACTGGAGCAGTCGCCGCTAAACATTGATGACGTGGTGCTCGGCGATCTTGCGGCAGCGTACGCGCAGCAGCTCGACACGCTGTGCCTCACCGGATCTGGCGCGGGTGGTAATCCGACGGGTGTCCTCACGCTGGCGGGTACTAACGCTGTTACCTGGGGCGGCACTGCCCTGGTGGGCGCTAATTCGCTATACGCGGCGATTGCGTCGGCGATTTCGAAGATTTTCACCAGCCGGTTTGAGGCACCCGACGCGATTGTCGTGCATCCGCGCCGGTTTATGTGGATGCTGGCCCAGCAGGACAACGCTCAGCGGCCGGTCATCGTGCCGGTTGAGAACGGCCCGCAGAACGCGCTCGGCACTTTCTCTGTGCTGAATGCGCAGGGTCCGGTCGGTCAGATTCTCGGCGTGCCGGTGTATCTCGATGCGAACATTCCGACTAACCTCGGCGCTGGTACCGATCAGGACCGCGTCATTGTGCTGAAGTCTGATGACGTCCGGCTCTGGGAATCGCACATTCGGGCAGAGGCATTCCAGCAGACTTACGCTCAGAATATGTCTGTCTTTGTGCGGCTCTACAATTACGCATCCTTCCAGTCGGCCCGCTATCCGGGGTCCATCTCCGTCATCAGCGGCAGCGGCCTAAACCAGGTGCTATAGCGCCACCATCTATGGCAGGCGACAGGGCATTCTGTCGCCTGCCGTTATGGCTGAGTAGGTACTGAGATGACCACTACAGAGACACGCTGGATTGCTAGCAATCGTGCTCGGAACGCAGCACTAGCAGACATAGTGAAGCGGTCGATGCGCAAGCGACGAGACTCGACCAGTATCGGCGTTGCAGCATGCGCCCGCAGGCAGACACAAGTCCCTGCCAGACGGGATAGGGGATGCACCGGTCAATTCCCGTGCGAGTAGCCAATGCACCGGTTGTCGCGCTGCGGAGCGGTAAGCCTCAGCAGCAGTACAGCGAGTGAGCACCGGGGGGTGGGTAAATCTCTGAGCGCACGCGCCACGGAGACCCTGCCCCCATGACTCCGCACATTTTCGCGAAATAGGGACCGGGGGGTGTAACCAGGTTTACGCAGGCCCAGCGGAATGTGTTCACAGAGCGCGACGCATGCCCCCTAATCCGAGTTGGCCTCCGAACTGACAGGGCCGCCCACTGTATGTCGTACGGGTGCTGCGGAAACGTCTACTTCAAGCTGCCGTCATCATCCAATGCCAATTGTGCTTTCGACATGAATTTCTTGAAGGCCTTGTCAAATTTTCTAGCCTTCCGAAGAAGACCCCTACGGATCTCCTTGCGCAACCTTAGTGTCGGCGGCCTGTCGTCGGAAAGGTATGTGACATAGAATCTTAGATCGTTTGATAAAGTACCGCTCAGCGTTTCGAGAGCAATGGCGATTTTGGTGATTTCTTTCGGGCCTGCAAGGACTACATCCGTCGATTTTTCTCGTATTTCGGCCGCCTTTTCAGACCAATCCTCGACCATATCGGAGTCGATTCCTGGGGGAGTAAATTCCATCGTGATTGCGAACATCGCAGCCTCAGCATTCATGCGGGCCGCGCGGGAAATGAATTCTTTGTAGATCTCCTCGCGGGGCTCACGTCTTTCCCTCCGGTGTTGGGATCGGGCAGTGATGCGCGCACCCTCCCGTTGAGCCCAACCTGTGGCTAGTGCCGCGCCAATCGTGGCCAACGAACCGGCAAGTGCCCCAAGTACAGCGGCAATTCCTGAATCCATGCTGCGATTATTTGAGGCAAGCCAGCTGAGGTCAATAGTGCCAACGGGGCGCGGCGGGCCCGCTTATCCCCGGGTGAGTGCCGGGGTCCGACTCGGGACTCCCGCGTCTGGCCGTACTGGCCGCCGGTATCTCGCGCTGGCCGCTGAGGCTGTCTGACACACGACGAGGGCCCTAGGCTCCCTGGATTCCTCCGGGGACGCTCTAGGGCCCTTTTTGGCGTTCCTGACTACCCGTCAGGCGCGCTTGCAGCGCTCACAGCGGCAGGGTGGCCACGCCTGCGTCATGAGCGGCGTTTGCACGTCGGCAGGGCCGTATTCGCGCGCTGGCCCGTAGCTCTGCCCGCTGTCACGGGATACCCGCAGCGTCAGTAGGGGTCGCTCAGTCTCGCTCATAGCCGCATCCCCCGGCTTTCGGCGATGCGCAGCAGGTCCGCGAGACTCGCACAGAGTTGACCGACGACAAACCGCAACTCGTCCGCTGTCGCTGTCTCGACTTCCGATCGCTGACACATCGTCAGAACATGCTCAGCGTTGCCGATCAAC